CGTAAATAATTAGATGCAGCCCAAGGTTTGCTGCTAATGTAATTTTTGTAAGCAGTAAAAGTGTCAATGCTTGTGTCATGTTTATACTCATCTGGCATTGCCCTAGTAAATGGTGTCAACTTTGATGTATGAATTGCATCAAGTGGAAAAAGTTTATCTGCATATGCAAGAGTATGTAAACAAGAATGTATTTTTGCATATCGATTAGAATACTCTTCACACAATGCTAAACCATGTTTAATTAACCACCTTGCATTTGCTACTGTCTCGTTTGCCCATACAGTACAAGGATGATTACGAAAAGCACCCTTGTCAGTTGCATATGGTGTGCCATCTTTCTTAGGTAATTTACCATATCCACGACCCCACTTTTCTGATGCTACAATAGAAAGCATCTGACATGTTTCTAATGGCATCTTGACTACATGCTTATCAGGTAAGACTTGTGCAGACTTGATAGGGTCAGGATCAGTTACAAAAATGTTCACTTTTTAAATACCCCCAACTGTACTAATACTAGCATAGTAATAGCAGTCCAGAAGATAATATACCACATAATTTAATGTTTTGTAGTGTTGCTCCTTGTCCTATTGATTATACTAATAAATTTATCACCAGCAAATGTGCCACCAAGACACACATCAATCTCATCTCCATCTTTCCAATTAGTTTCACCATTCATTTTGGTGTGTTGCATCAATACTGCAACCTTATCAATGACTTCTTGTGTCAGTCTCATTCCCAATTTACCCTAATAACAACATACCCTGCTAATGCTAATCCAGTACCCATTAGTGCAGGAAAGATCCAAGGAAGCACTGTAAGAAGATGAACAATTTGTATAGTAATTATACCATAGAAAATGTACATAATCCACATACCAAGTTTATTATGCCTACTTCCCTTTTTGTATGGGTGGCAACCATAAGGTCCACTGTCCCACCCATCTTGCATGTACTCCTTAGTAGGAATTTCTCTACTCATTATCCAAAGGTAGAATCAGGTTCTAAAGCAATGTAATACTTAAGATCACAATCCTTATTAGTAAATTTAGATAAAAGTTTTTGAGATACTTCTACTTCATAAGTACCTGGTAGAATCTTAATATTCTCAATCTTAAAGTTAAAAGTAAATACCTTATCAGTCTCACCTACTGTTACAGCAAAAGTATTTGATGTATCATTCTTCTTATCCCTTACCAATAACTTAACCACACCTGCTTCACCTATAACTGCTAGATCAGGTAACTGATAGATACCTGCTGCCTTGAGTAGTTTATCCAACTGCTGAGTACTCAACTCAAACTTTACATCTTCAGTAGGAAGAGTAATCTCTTTATCTGGTGGAGTAATGATAACACTAGGATCAGCAAAGAAATACTTTGAACGCATTCTTCCCTCTTTGATGACCACATGACCATCATTAGCAAAATCTAATTCAGGATTACTATGTAATCCAAGTCCATTAAGGAACTGATTAAGATCATAGATACCAAAATCCTTAGGCAACTCTTCTTCTACTGTTGCTTCAGCAAGAATATTCTTCATCACACTTATAGTGCGAAGTTTACTTCCTTGCTTAAACAGAATAGACTGATTGATTGTAGAAAAGTTTTTAAGGAGAGAAAGTGTTTTATCAGAAAGTTTCATAACCACGGGTCGGAGTTTCATTTAATTGCCCACTGAAGTGATAAAGTAGGAGTGAATAATGTAATGCTTTTAGTATATCACGTTTTGCTTGTCCCTTCTTATCATACCTACTAAGATACTTAATAGCATTAGATCTACAGAATGATTCTGCATCTCCTACTGACTCAATAAGATCCAATGTTTGGACGTTATTGTTATCAGAAGTATAATGTCCACCATAAGTGGTAGAAATATAATCCTGAAGAGCTTTGATGGACTCATCTTCTTTATACTTTCTAGTACAATCTTTGTGTATACCAGGTGTTGGTGTTTCAATACCTGTTACGTACTCTTGATCAATACTCATACCAGAAGGTAGTTCTATACCAGTAAGATCTAAAGTCTCATAATTGCTAGTATCAATACTAATAGTATCAATCTGATCATCAAGATTAAAGTCAATAAAGACTGCAGAATCTGTACTTCCTGATCCTACTGCAGTAACAATAGGATCATATTCATCACTCTCTTGTGGAGTTACTCTGTTTTCATCACTCATTTTTTTAACAGGATAAGTTTTGTTCATAGTACCATAATATTCATCATATAGAAGGCTCCATGCATTAACCATAACACTATTCCTCCACTTTGTCAATGTCTACATCAGCATCTACCTTGTCATATAGTTCAAGGAATGCTTGCTTTGTTTCATCATCAAATCTATTAGTACATACCTTGATTGCCTTTAACTTATCACCAAAGATACTGTATGCTCTGATAATATGAACCAACCTTCTGGTTGAGATTACTTCATCAATACCACCATCATAGAATGTTCTTCTGATAATATCTGCCCAATCTACAAGATGCTTGATGTACTTATCATCATGGCATCCAACACTAGCAGAATGCAACCTAAGAATCTTAGTCTCTATTGCTGGTGATGCATAGTCTTGCTCAAAGGTTACACAGAATCTTTCAAGGAATGCTTCATTCAATACATTTGTACCAATGAATCTACCATCATCAGATCCTTTACCCTTAGTGTTAGCAGTAGCAACAATATTAAAACCTGCTGCTGGTTGAACAAACTTACCAATCTTCTTAAGGAACAATCCTTTACCTTCTAGTACTGGTTGTAAGCAGAGTATCTTGTTAGATGCAAGATCAACTTCATCTAGTAATAGAACTGCACCTCTTTCAAGTGCTTCAATAACAGGACCATTGTGCCATACAGTAGCACCATCAACCAATCTAAATCCACCAATAAGATCATCCTCATCAGTTTCAATAGTAATGTTGACTCTAATCAACTCTCTACCTAGTTGAGCACAAGCTTGCTCTACACCAAATGTCTTACCATTACCTGATAGACCAGTGATGAATGTAGGATAGAACTGCTTAGACTTAAGGATAGCCTTTACATCATTGAAAGGACCAAACTTAACAAAAGCATCATCCTGATTAGGAACTAAGTTTTGTTGCACTGTAGGTTCCACAGCAGGAGCACTGAATGACTTCTCAATATTCTCTACTGCTTTGGTAGTAACTTCAAGATTCCACTTGCCTCTACCAACTTTAAATTTTTCTATCTTCTTAGTGACAGTCTGATAAGCAATGTCATTTGCAGCACAGAATCCACGTACATCAGGGGCAGTGAACTCTTTACCATAATTACTTCTCAACCCATCAACAATTTCTTTCTCAGTCATTTTAATTTCAAATAATGCCATGATGTGTTTGTTTCTATAATCATATTATAGAGCAAAAAGGGGGTCTTTAAACCCCCCATGTACCACTTTGTTTACTGTCATATACCCTGATCCTTTTGTCTTTGAAAAAACTCCTTCATAGATGACTGTAATTGACCTTCATTTTCTTGAGGATCAAACTTATCATAACCATTCCTTTTTTTCCATTCATTATACATTGCTCCCATTACCCATGATTGAGAAAGACTCTTAGGTCCATCCATCAACAATTCTACCTTCCTACCTGTATAGTAAGGTATTGATTCTTCTCTCCAATTAGAGTCATCATAAAGTTTTTTATCCATAAGTAAAAGTCTTCCCCTTGATTTGTGATTGACCTTCTGGGTTTTTACCTTGTGGTTTAAATTTACCCAATTTAATATTTTTCTTTTTACCTAGACCACCTTTACGTGTTGCTGATAGTGTACCAGTTTTTTTGGTTTGTGTCAATACTGAATCCTGCCCATACTTCTTACCTAGTGACTTAACTGCTTTCTTGAAAGCTCTCTTACCCTTCTTACCAGAAGTAACAACATGACTTCTTTCCTTTACCTTAGTCTCCTTACCTGTTTTATCATCTTTCTCTACATATGAACCAGTTACCTTTGTAGCACCAGGTAAACCCTTACCCTTAATATCTTTATCTAACTGCTTTGCTCTTGCACGATTTTCTTTCTTAGACTTATCATCTCTAGAACCTGAGAGAGTGGCTATGCCACCCTTATCAGATTTGGATTTTATTCTGCTTAAACTGCTCTCATCTAATTGAGAGCAGAAATCTTGAAATGTCTTCATGCTACCAAAGAAACAAATTCTCCTAACACCTTTTTATTTAGTTTCTTTGTCTTTAGTGACTTAACAAAAGCAGTCTTAATCTGTCCTTTTGTTGCACCATCCTTAACTTCAAACTCAGTATCATCTGCAAGAGCACTAGAAGAAAGACCAAAGTATGCATCATAACCACTGCTCTTAATAGTAAATGTCTTTAGCTTTCTCCAATCCTTAAGGCACTTCTCATAGTCAGCAGGATCATCACAATATCTTCTTATGATGTTACTTCCTTCTCTTACTGGAAGAACTCTGATACCTATAAAGTTAGATGAAGGAAACTTGTCTTGTAGATTCTTAATAAGAACTTCAGTAAAGTTCCACCAAGAATAACCAAACTTA